CTATCAATACCAATTGAATTTAATGATACGTTAAATCTATGTTTTATAAACTCCATAGTTTGTTTTTTAGTTAAAAAGTCTAGGTCTCCATTTTCAAATATCCAATTAACGATTTCCTCTTCAGCATCATAAGCTTCAAGAGTCGCGTCTATCAAATCTTCAATCAAATCTTCTGTCCACCAATCAGGGTTTTCTGATTTAATTAGATTTACTAAATCAAACCCAAACTCAGCATGAATATTCTCTTCTTTTGAGGTCGCCTCTACTGCGTTACTAATACCCTTTAATTTATTCTTATGTTTATTAAATGACATAATAACTAAAAACTGCGAGAATAGTGATACGTTCTCAACAAACATTGAGAACAAAATTACTGATTCAAAGTACTCTTTGTTTTCAACCGCTTTAGAGTTTACTATAGCTTTTTCCAAGTATTTAATTCTTCTACGAATTGCAGGAACCTGTAACAAATTTTCAAATTCTTTATTAAGTCCCAACAGTTGGATTAAGTGTGAGTAAGCATCAGCGTGTCTAACTTCTGATTCCGCAAAAGTTGCTCCGACATTACCAATTTCAGGTTTAGGCATTCTCTTGTATATGTCTCCCCAAAATGTTTTTACTGCAATCTCAATCTGAGAAATTGCCAACATAGCCCTTTGTACTGCAGACTTTTCTTTTTCGTCAAGGTGTACCTTAAAATCTTGTATATCAGATGTGTAGTTAAACTCTGTGTGAACCCAGTAAGAGTGTCGTATAGCATCCACATAATCGTTTAGATTAGGGTAATCATATGGTTTTAGATTTACTCTTTTTGCAAAGATATTTGGCATGTGTATTGCCCTATAAACAATATATTCTTTTGCCACATCATTAAGTCCATTGTCCATCAACTTATTCTCAACCATATCGTGAACTTCATCAACATGTGGTACTCTATCTTTATTACCTCTGAATATAGCCTTTGTAGAAATTCTTGCAATTTTTTCCGCCATCTCTTCATCAATCATACCAACACTATTCATTGCCTTTAAAACCGCACGTTCTATTTTATCGGTTTCAAATGGCACTTTATTACCGCTTCTTTTAATTACATAGCGCATATCCTTATCTAACATATTATTTAAATTTTCCATTATTACTAATAAGATTATTGTTTATTTTCTTTTTGTTTCCTTTTTTCAAGTAACTCTCTAATCCTGTCTCTATTCCTTTCTTCTTTTTGTTCTTCAAGCCCTAAGAAAGTAACACTTTGCTCTGTATCAATATCTAACATCTCATTGTCAAATTTACAGTTTTCAAATACGACACCATCTTTACCGATACGAGATTTTGTAATTGCAATAGTTGCCAAGTTCATTTCTTTTTGTTGTAGTGATTTTGCAACGGAGATAATTACGTGACCTACTTGTGCCTTCTTGATAGAACCACCCATTTGGTCTGTTGTGACTACGTCGGATGAAATAGAACTTCTATTACCTTGTGTTGCAGTCCACCCAACTAAATTAAGTTCGTGACACATTGCTTCAAAACCTCTCATAACAGAACCCTCACTCTTCCATTCATCACCTAAGTTCTTATCAGGTACAATACAATCAATATAGTCTAACACCACCATATCTATTTTATTACCTTCAGCCATCATTTTACGAATCTGATTTTTAATCTGATTCATAGTCAACTGGTCTGACGGTAATTTTTTCAAGATAAGTCTATTAGTAGCGTTTTCTTTAATTTGTCTTACTTTATCCAAAACATCCTCTTTGTGTAGTGACAAATTGTCAGGGGCAATTTTAGTCCACATTGTGAAGTGTTTTCTTTGAATAATTTTAGGGTTATCCTCAAAGAATATCTGTAAGACGTTATCACCTAAGTTAAATGCATTGTTTGAAATCTTACTTAAGACGGTGGTTTTACCAACTCCTGTAGGAGCCAAAATCACACCAATCTCACCTTTTGCCAATCCTCCCTTAAGAAGGTTGTCTATACCAGTAATTCCCATCGGAATTGGGTGACGGAAATCATCATCCAATACCTCATCCAAATTAAAGAATACATCTGCAGTTCCAGCATCAATTTCACCTACCTGTAAAGCTTCCCTTACCATCTCTTCCAAGTGGTCATAAGACTCAAAATCACCTTTATCGATAATCTTTTGTGCTTTACTCATCACCTTCTGTAATTCCTGTTGTTTACAGAACTTTAAAGACTTTTCTTGAACGTATTGATAACCCTCAATAGAAGCGTCTTTTACTTGCCCAATCATATCCAGGACCATTTTTTGTGCCATAGGAGATGATACTTCTGACTTTGTAATTTGCTCTAAAGTTGAGAATGAAGGAGTGTGTTCGTACTTGTGGTAGTACTCCTTCGTCATTTGCATGATTAACTTAAAATATTGATTGTCAAAGTACTTTGGCTCGAGTACATCTACAATAGAATTTGCGAAATCCTTATATGTGATAATATTGTTAAGTAGCTGTATTTGAAATGTGTTTCCGAGATATCCAAAATTCTTTTCTTTTGACATAATTTATAAGTTTTAATCTTCTTGTGTAGAATATAAATATGGTTAAACCAACTGATAATCCAGGTAAGTGTGTGTTAAATTTTCAGATGAAAAAATGTCAGTCAAGTCGCGAAGTAGCTTTTTTAGGTGTGGGCGTACATCTACGGTATATCTTGTCTTTGGAGGGTATACTTTAGCGTCCCAAATTCTATGACAAATTGTCTCATCTCCAATCTTAATGTAGACATTAAAATTCTCTGGACCGTCAGTATTTGAGGTCTCCAAAATCTCAGGGTTGGTCATAATTTGTTCAGCGTTCTCAGTCATATAAGAACACGCTTTCATCTTCATATCATTTTGAATTTTTTCTGATATGGACTTGACCAAATAATGAAGTTCCATGCTACTTCTTGCATTAGAATTGTACCCTTTAACATTAAAGTATCTTTGTACGATAATGTTCTCATTTAAAGTGAGCAAAAACTCCAATTTTACGATGTCAGTTTTTTCTTTCATAATTAATGTTTTTTTGTTTTAAATCTTCTTTTTTCTTTACGTGTAAGTTTCATAAACGGTGTTAAAAATTCTACCCAAGCATTGTCATGTTTAGGTAAGTACTTAAAAATTCCATCACTCATCATCATCCGCATTAAGTTCTTATATCCTCTACCATCTGGGTCTAAATTTTCTTTATGGTATAATTCAATAGTCTCTCTCGCTTCTTCAGTTAGTAATGGTTGTGACAAATCTACGAGCTTTTTATTGATTTCAAAAAATTCTTCACCAAAAACTCCTCTACGAGTTTTACCTGAAAGTAAATTTTGCAAAGCCCTGTTATCTTTGTCGGTATTGTGTAATTCTTCAGCACGTTGTTTAATATCGTCAACGGACACAACATTATCAACTATCTCAGGAAATAATTTAACAAATGTTTTTTCACCCATATATTGTATACCATCAATATTATCAGATTTATCACCTGATATAATTTTAAATGTTGATATATTCTGATGTGGGATTGAAATTTCTTTGAGGGGTACCATATCTCCGTTTTTAAGAGTTATCTTCTTCATGGGTTGGTACACCTCTACTTTGTCCGAGATAAGTTGTGTAAGGTCTTTATCTGAAGAAAAAATAGTTTTGTATTCATCTTCTGATATTTGACAATAATAAGCAATTAAATCATCACTTTCGGTATCATCTATACAAATTTGACGCACAAACATTTCTTCCAAATAAGTCTTCACTCGTTGGACTTGCCATTCGAATGATTCTCTTTTAGATTCGTTTAAAGTTTGTTTTCTGTTTTGTTTGTAGTCAGGAAAAATAAGTCGTCTTTGGGAGGAGTTGTTTTCTCCATCCCAAAAGACGATTACTTTATCATAGTTTTGTTCAGATAAGAACCTTCTGATTGTATTGACAAAATGATAGATACCTCCAATATGTTTTCCTTCGTGGTAGAATTCTCTAACACCATGAAAACCTATTTTAAATAAAT